ATATGTGCGGATTGTTTAGCACGTTCAGGACTGTGATTTTATTCTCCATGGGATCTTAGTGACGATACCTCAAAACAATCTGCACACCAACATTAACAAAGACTTGGAGGTCACAATGACAAAAAAATACGATTGGGAAATAAAACAAGATAAGCAACGCAAGCTTAGAAAAAAAGGTCAAGAAGCCCTTACCCTTGAACAAATACAAGCGGTTCACGATACTTACGAAGCTTTGAACAGCGCTATGATTAGTATTAGAGATTTAAATGATCTCGCATTATCTGAAATAAAAGCGTTAGACGAGGCTTGTTGCAACTTGCATCGTGAGTTTATTTCGCAAATTTAATTTAAGGAGGTGAAGATGATTAATCCCACAGAAAAAAAGCGGCGTAGTTATATCATGCATTTTGAAGAAGGAGCGGAAGATGCTGTTCTTTACCAACAAATGAATGAGGACAAAAAGTCTTCGGCTTATTATAGACGAGGCTTTGATTTTGGAATGACGCTGCATTTAAAATTAAGGAGTATAAAATGAACGCGCAAAACACAACCCATGCCGTAATGAGCCAACGGCACGAGGATAGCGATAGTCTGGATTATTTTCCAACTCCGCCTTGGGCTACCAGAGCTCTCTTCTGGCAAGTGCTCATGCAACCTCAGTTTGCATTGTTTCCTAGAATAGAAAAGTCTGACGATAGTTGTCTTGAACCAGCTTGCGGTGGTGGACACATGGTCAAGGTCCTTAGAGAACATTTCTCCAAGGTCGAATCATGTGACATAGCTGATTATGGCCAAGATCGTATCCAAGACTTTCTTGCCTTGGAGTATAGTCAGGTAATCGGTGCCTACGATTATATCATTACCAACCCACCCTTTAATCTAGCTGAAGAATTTGTCCGTAAAGCCCTTCCTATGACTAGGAAATGTGTGGCAATCTTCGCACGAACTCAATTTATGGAAAGTATAGGTCGATATGAAAGATTATTTAAACCAAATCCGCCAGCAATTATCGCGCAATTTAGTGAGCGAGTACCAATCGTTAAAGGACGCCTGTCCGCAACTGCTTCGACAGCTACAAGCTACGCTTGGTTCATATGGAACGGCACTCAGCACAGCAATAAAACAACTGAAACAAAACTTTTCTGGATCCCACCATCACGGCGCATCTATGAAAAGCCAAACGACTATGAAGAACGTGTGGAAACTCCACATTCTCGACCCACGGGTCACGCCCCACAAACAGACCTTTTTGGAAAAACTGAAGGAGATATTTAAATGAGCAAAGAAAAAACTTGGATTAATATTAATGAAATGCCACTATGGGCAGAGGCTATTTTAGAAATAGAAGGCCTTGTTAATGAGGAAGTGTCCAAATTAAAAAAAGCCGATAATGCAAAAATGGCCGCATTGTTAACAAATTGTCTAACTGTTATTAAACGAGGTTATTAAATGCCAAAAAATAGTATAGATCATTGCAAAGACTGTGGTATCAGATTAAAAAATACAAAGCATATTAGGACACGGCCCATGTCTTGTCCTGATTGTGTGCAAAGAATCAACCCAAGTCTTAGAGAAATCTGTAAAGATTTAAAAAAGAAAAATGAGAATATGCCTGACGAAGATTGGTCCGTTCTTAATTGTCCCAAAGCTATGAATGAAGTCGAGTATGGACGCGTGGTCAAAAGATCAAATGCCGCGGCTCGCGAAACAACGCTTAGTGAGATTATTATATGAGTGAGTTGATTTGTAATCTACCAGCTCAAAAAGTTTATGTCAGGAAAGAATATTTAAGGGATTTGGAAGATGGATTTGGTGAGTTTGTCGATGGGGTCTGGGTCTCATGTAAATCTATTCCTGGCAGAGCATTTTATTTTGAGACTTATCTGCCTCAGTATGGGGCTCTCTTTGACAAGTTGCCTATTAGCGCGTTTGTTTCTAGACCTGAAATACCCAATCCCGACCTACCTCTTAATAATCTTCAGTTCTGGAATTGTATGGATTATGGTATCGTGGCTGTTCATAAACAATTCATCGGTTCAATGGATTTTGAGGTGCTAACCAGAGATTTTGGTACTCAAAAAGGAATTTATATAGCTACCCTAGATAATTATCATGCCGATGTTAATGCCATAGATTATAGTACAGCTGAAACACCTGACGAACATAAATCTTTTAATCTGCTTCAGCTGGATAATGGTCAGTTTTGTGTCTATCCAAATAATCGGATGAGAGTTTATGATAATAGTCTCACGCCTCACGAGCCTTTACGGCCAGACTTTAAAGTTAGTACAATCGAGTACCAAGTCGAGAATGGGAATCAGACCCGACTCGGAGATACTGACGAATATTTTTGGAAAACGAAAAAAGAAAAATAGTTACATTTGTTAATCTCCTTTATATATAGAGCTGAAAATAAAAAAAATATTTTTTGTTAAATATAGGTGTAACTGGTGTAACTTATGTAACTTCCTTCTGTAATCGTTAGTACATAAGGATTCTATGGTTACATATTTGGTTACATATTTGATTTCAAAAATGTAACTTTACAATATTAGATCGATTTTGGCCTTACTAAGGGCGAAAAAGTTTTTTGCAAAAAAATATTTTCTGGTCTATATATATAGGATGAATAACTTAAAGCCTTTGAAAAAGGGTCGAGGAAGACCAAAAGCTGACCTTCATAGTAAGCTTACTAGGAAACAAGAGAAGTTTGTAAAAGAAGTTGTTTCTAATGATGGAATGATAACTTTGAGGGAAGCTGCAATTAATGCGGGGTATCCAGCTTCTTCAGCTCACACTAGAGCTTATGAAATGACTAACCCTCAAATCTGTCCACATATCTGTCGAGCTATCCAAGCTTATCGAGATGAACTTGATGAGAAATATGGTATTACATTTAAAAGACATTTAAGAGACTTACAAAGAATTAGAGATTTGGCTATAGAGAATGGGGCCTATTCAGCCGCTGTTCAGGCAGAATATAGACGAGGCCAAGCCAATGGAAATATTTATATTAATAAATCAGAAATCCGTCACGGGACTATAGATAGTATGTCTAAAGACGAAGTCCTAAAAGCTTTGAAGGAACTGAAACAAAATGAACCGAGATACGCTGAAGAAGTTATTGAACACGAGGACAACAAATCCGACAAAAAAGGAAGCGGGTCTGTACGAACAATTAAAGAGAGCCTCACTACAATACAATAAACCATTAAGACTTAGTAGAATAGAAAATTGGATGACCCTTGGCCTTCCTGATTTACTAATCTGTGATGACAAACATCAATTTCATTTTGTAGAATTGAAATATGTAAAATTTAATGCGGTTAATTTAAGTCCTCAACAAATTAGTTGGATAACTTTACATAAGGAAGCTTCCGTTTGGATATTAGTTAAAAGTACTAAAGGCCTTCATTTATATAGAGCTGACCAAGCCATAGAGCTGAAAGAACAAGGAATAAAATTAGAACCACATTATTTTTGTCCTGAGCCTTTTGATTGGCAAAAAACTTTTGACTTGATCTTATAGAAAAAATCGCATATCGTTATTTTAATTTAAACAAATAGCTTGGAGGCTAGATATGAACAGAGTTAAAATTATATTCCCTGACGATGATCCGAGATGGAATTATGTCAGGGGTGCTTTTCCGAAAACCAAAGCTGAGGCTAGGGAATGTTGGCATGACATTTCTTGTGGATTAGCTGAAGAAAGTCTATGGGAAGATGGAGAGCTTTCATTGAAAGAACGAAACCAAAAAGAGCGAGGCATATTACAAGACGCTAAACTTTTGTATACTCGTTTTCAATGTCCTAAAGATATTGTGGATTGTTCTGATGGCGATCTTTCAAAGTTTGTGGAGGCTTAATAATGAAACTTAAAGATTTATGGAAACTTAAAGATTTTAGAGATACGGCCTTAAAATATTATCAGGATTTTAAAAAAGACAGAATTAAAGCGGATGATATCTATGATTCTTGGGGCGGTTTTAAATATAAAAATTGGTGGTTTGATCTAAATCTTCATAT